AAGGTAAATTAATCATCAAAGAATATCCTACGGCTTCAGCATCGGCTCTACACTTCAGGGCATTGTTAAATGAATTGCAACTAAAGAAGAGTTTCAAACCTGACATCATATTCATTGACTACCTTAACATTTGTGCAAGTGCTCGTATCAAGCCGGGTGCTAACGTGAATAGTTATTCTTATATTAAGGCTATTGCAGAAGAATTGAGGGGTCTAGCGGTCGAGTTCGATGTTCCCATAGTATCAGCCACACAGACGACCAGAAGCGGCTTTACAAGTTCAGATCCAGGCTTAGAGGACACTTCAGAATCGTTCGGTTTGCCAGCGACTGCCGACTTTATGTTTGCTTTGATAAGTACCGAAGAGTTGCAACAATTGAATCAGTTAATGATTAAGCAACTAAAGAATCGATATAATGATCCGACATATTACAAGCGATTTGTCATTGGTATTGACAGGGCTAAAATGAAATTGTATGATGTTGAACAGTCGGCACAAGATGATCTGGTGGATACAGGTCAGATTGACGATAAGCCTTTGAATACCTTTGGTGATCGTGAAAGACGTTCTGGTGGAGACAAGTTCGGAGGATTCAAAGTATAAATACTCTAATAACTTGGGGGATTTATGGCACAAGAAGGTTTCTTGTATGAGGAAAAGGCATACAAAGCACTTGAAAAATATGGTATTTCCACAGGCGGTACCGCTGGCGCATCACATGATAAGCCAGATTTGACTGTACAAAAAGGGAAAAAGAAAACTGGTGTCGAACTAAAGAATTCTCCAACAGCAGCAGGTTCACTTGTAATGAAGTATCACAAAGGTAAATGGGACTTCGGTGATTATAAAGGTGAACCTGAAAAAGAATTATTAGTAGCAGTTGCTAAAAAAGCTAATCTACTAAAAGAGATGAATGTTTCTGGCACAGCAGGAGCAAATTGGAGAGGTAAAGAACCAATTCTACAAAACACAAATACTGGAGCAAAAGTATTAGCTGTTGGGGACATTAAGAATTTAAAAGATAAACAACGAGCATATGCAAAAGATATTGCTAATTTTGGTGGAAAAAGTGAAGTGCATATTGACGTTGGTTCGAAAGCTGTTTGTGATTACTATCTAAGTAAAAAATGTTCTTATATAAATGTTGGAACACATGGATTTTTTACTTTGAATGGAAAAGATGAATTGGGATTAAATGCTGAGTTAAGAAAACTCGGTGAGCCTTTGATTCCAGATTTCTCAACAAACTCTGATACAAAAATAAGAGTTCGTTGTCAATTAAAAAGTTCATCAAAATCAGATTATCAGTTTGTTCTAACACTTCAATTTAGTGGAGTAAAAAAATCTCCATATAACTTGGCTCCTTTAAGAAGTGGGTCTAAGTCAGATATTGATATTAATAATTTAAAAAAGAGTCCACTACTTCTAGCATTCAAGTAAATAAATGAAATTCACAGAATTCCTAAAAGAAAGTAAAGAAGGTAAGAACGTTCATCTAGAACATCTAGAGGATAATGTATTGAATCATGGCGTTTCTGGCGCACGTGAAGCAATCAATTTTCTACGTTCGTTGCGTGACATGCTGGCTGGTCACACTGGAACTAAGATGAACGTCACAACCAAGTGGGATGGTGCACCAGCTATCTTTGCTGGCATTAATCCAGAGAATGATAAATTCTTTGTCGGTACAAAATCAGTGTTTGCAAAAAATGCAAAATTGAATTATACTGATGAAGATATTGATGCTAATCATCCTGGTGAAGGACTCAATCAAAAATTAAAACTTGCATTAGCATTCTTACCTAAACTTGGTATCAAAGGTGTATTGCAAGGTGATATGATGTTCTCTAAAGGAGATATAAAGAATGAGACAATCGATGGAGAAGATTATATCATCTTTCAACCAAATACAATCGTATATGCAGTACCAACAAAATCGAAGTTGGCACAAGCAATGCTTGCTGCACAAATTGGCGTGGTATTCCATACATCGTACTCTGGTAAAACACTTGAGACAATGAAGGCATCTTTTAATATTGATATTGGACATTTAAAGACAACAAAAGATGTTTGGTTCCGTGATGCATCGTTCACAGATGCTTCTGGTTCTGCAACATTCACTGAAGAAGAAACCGCTGCCATTACATCAATTCTTGCACAAGCTGGTCGTGTATTTCAAACTATACCTGCACTCACACTAAATCGTATTGCAGCATCAGAAGTGTTTTTGACACAAATAAAAACATTTAATAATACAAAAGTTCGTGAAGGTAAAAAGATTGCAGATACCAGAATTCATACACAAGAATTAATCAACTGGGTAGAAGCCAAAATGAACAAAGAAGTTTTGGCTGCAAAGAAAGAAGAAACAAAACAAAAACGAATCAAAGAAAAAAATGAGGTTGTGCGTTTCTATCGTTCAAATGCAATTCAATTAAAACAAATATTTGACTTGATGAATCTGATTGTTGATGCTAAACTTATGATTATACGTAAGTTGGAAACAATAAGGAGCATCGGTACATTTGTTCGTACCGATGATGGTTTTCGTATTACCGCTCCAGAAGGTTTCGTTGCTGTTGATCACGTGGGTAAGGCTTTGAAACTTGTAGATAGATTAGAGTTCAGTCATAAAAACTTTACAGCACAGAAAGCGTGGGACAAATAATGGAATATGATATCAATAAAATTTTATCTGAGTATGACGATAATGATTTTGGCTTCAGTGCAGTAGACGAAGTTGAATATCAGGCAGTTATTGCCGAAAAAGACGAAACTGTAGAAGAATACAAAGAGAGAATCAAACAGTTAGAAAAGATTATTATGCCATTTCTAACTAATCTTTATAAGACAGCAGAACAACCATATATTCATTGGCCCAACCGTGGTCCGATCATCGAAAAACAAATGCAGAAGATTCTCAAATTGACGAGGGGTTAATGTTTAATATTACAGAGAAGGCAGCAAAGAAAATCAAGTCAATCATTGATGAAGAGAATCCAGACTTGAAATTGCGTGTATTTGTACAAGGTGGTGGTTGCACTGGCTTTCAGTATGGCTTTACATTAGAAGAAAAGCCAGAAGAAGATGATCATGTATTTGAACGTGATGGTATTCAAGTTGTCATAGATAGTATCAGTATGAACTATGTGAATGATGCGGAAATTGATTATGAAGAATCTATGATGGGTTCACAATTTAAAATCAAAAATCCTAACGTAACTGCAACTTGTGGTTGTGGTTCATCATTTGCCGTATGAAAACATTTACAGAATATTTAACAGAAAAAGCAGAAGGTGCTGGTCTAACCATATTTGACATCGACGATACATTGATGCACACCACAGCCAAGATTGCTGTGAAGTTGAACGGCAAAGTGGTACGTGAACTGACAAATCAAGAATTTAATACCTATCAACTAAAGAAAGGTGAAGAGTTTGATTTTGGTCAGTTTCGTGATGCTAAGAAGTTCAAAGAAGAATCAAAACCTATTGCAAAGATGTTCGCAAAGGCAAAAGCAATTCTGCGTAATGTTGTAAATAAATCTGGTAGTCAAATGATTATTTTGACTGCACGTGATGACTTTGATGATAAGAAAACATTTCTTGATACATTCCGTCAGTATGGTTTAGATATTGATAAAGTAAGAGTTGAACGTGCTGGTAAGCTAAAAGGCTTTGCACCAGCACATGCAAAATATATTATTATATACAATTATCTCAAACAAGGTAAATTCACACGTGTTCGTTTGTTTGATGATAGCATGGCAAATCTTAAAGAATTTTTGCGACTGAAGAATGAATTTAAAAACGTTGAGTTTGAAGCATACTTTGCAAAGCCAGATGGTTCAGTAACAAGAATCAAAGGCATGAATGAAGAACAAGAATTTGTATCAAAAGCTGGTGCTGGTGAATGGGGTCGTCCAGAATTACGTGATAAATATTTGACTGATACACCAGGACAAAGCGTAAAACAATTTAAAAAGTTTACAGGAAACTGGAAAGCAACAGATATAAAATAAATCATTGGAGATATTATGAAGGACTTGATAGTGGGTTGTGCGACTAATTACGATTGGTCGAAATTGAAGTATTGGGTTAATTCCATCAACGCATCAGGATTTGAAGGTGATAAAGTCCTGATTCTCATGAACTGTGATAAAGATACAGCACAAAAAATTACTGATGCTGGTTTCTCTATCATAGCATTCAATCAAGACGCCGACGGTAATCTAACGTATCAATCTCAACTGATGGTACACGTTGAGCGTTTCATTCACATTTACAAACTACTTAAAGATAATCAATATCGTTATGTGATTACCACAGACGTTAAAGACGTTATCTTTCAAAAGAATCCATCCACATGGCTTGAAAACAATCTAACAGACAAAGAAAATTTGGTATTCTCATCTGAGAGTATGAAGTATAAAGATGAGCCATGGGGTCGTGAGAATCTAACACAATGCTACGGACAAGGCATCTATGAAGATTTCAAGAACAATACCATTTTTAATGTGGGTGTTCTTGCTGGTCGTGGTTATGCTATGAGAGATTTGGTACTTCAATTATTCTTGAACTGTATCAATCGTCCAATTCCTATTGTTGACCAAGCTGTATTCAACGTAATGATTTCAAGACATCCATATCTTGATTCATCGATGTATACCAATTCTGAATCTGGATGGGCATGTCAATTAGGTACAACGGCAGATCCAAGTAAGATTGATTCGTTTAGACCATTTTTACTTGAACCATCGCCAAAATTAGAGGGTGATAAGGTTGTAACTTCTGAAGGAATAGAGTATACTATAGTTCATCAATATGATCGTGTACCCGAATGGAAGAAAGTGATTGAGGCAAAATATGACGACAAATAGAATTAAAGAATTGTTTTGGGAACTAGATAAAGGTTCCACTAAGTGGTCTGGATATTTTGATGTGTATGAAAGACATCTGAAGAAGTTTGTTGGTAAAGCACCACGCATACTTGAGATTGGTATTCTCGGTGGTGGCTCTATTGAGATGTGGTTAAAATACTTTGGACCGGGCACTTCCGTTGTTGGTCTTGACATCAACGAAGATTGTCTAAAGTATGAATATAATGGTGATGTCAAGATCGTCATGGGTAATCAAGGTGATCCAGCATTCTGGGATGATTTTCTTGCGACACAAAACAAGTTTGACATTGTGATTGATGATGGTTCACACGTAATGAACCATCAGATTACTACAATAAACAAAGTATTTCCACACATCAAAGAAGGTGGTGTGTATGTTTGTGAAGATACCCACACCAGTTATTGGCCACAACCATGGGGTGGTGTATTTCGTGGTGCTGGTACATTTTTAGAGCATTCGAAACGTGTGACTGATATTCTCAATCAGCAACACTTCCAAGGCAATCCAATTTCTGATGAAGCATTATCTGTTTATGATAATCTTTATTCAGTGGCATTCTATAACTCTATGGTTGTTATGGAAAAAGAAGAACTCAAATACTTTGGTATCACAGATAACAAAGCAAACGTAGGAAGAGAACTATGAAAATAGCATTATGTATTTCTGGTCAACCACGTATGTGGGAAAAAGGTCATGCTTATCACTACGAGAATATTATCAAAGATAATGACGTAACTGTATTTCTACATTCGTGGGAAATGCCTGCTGAACAAATGCAAGCAATTTCAGAAAAGTACAATGCAGCAAGTTTTATTACATCACCAAATCCAACAGTTGATCTTTCAAAGTATACAAACACACCACCACCATCACCAAACTGGAAAGTTAAAGATGGTCGTATGTCAACATATGCACAGTTATTTGCGATCAAAGAGTGTATGCAAACAAAACGTGATTACGAACAACAACACAATATGAAGTTTGATTGGGTTATTCGTTCACGATTTGATTTTGCCATCAACGTTCGTATTCCATTTGATGAATTAGATAATAGCAAACTACACATTCCAAATTGTCGTATGTCACCAAATCGTGACTTTGGTAATGACCAGTTTGCTTTCTCATCATCAGAAAACATGGACAAGTATGCAGATGCATATAATCACATTGATGAATTCTACGATTCTGGTGTGCAATATATGATGGAAGATTTTATGAGTGCTAACTGGAAGCTACATGGTCTTGTTGGTGAGAATCTTGTTTACTGTGATGTAAATCATCCATTTTCACCGGGTGAATACAACGGCACATGGCATTCCCTTTTAAGAAATGATATGGAAGAATGGCTAAAATAAATCTTGTTATCTGTATGGCGGGTTATAACACCCGCTTTCATGACGTTGGCTTTGATATTCCAAAGTATCTGTTGCCTTGGAATGGCACAACCATCATTCATGATATTCTAAAGAACTTTGGTGAAACACATCAAACAATTCTTGTTGCAAACAAACGTGACATTTATTTCAAAGAACAGTTGCTTGAAACGATTAAACCACTTGGATTAGAAGAGAAAGATATTCTTTATATTGGTGACACAAAAGGTCAAGCACACACAGCAGCGATTGGTATTGACCAACTATATCATTCTGGACTGCCAACATTTGTTCACAATGCAGATACAATTCTAACTGGTCGTAATTTAGATTTCACAGCAGAAATGTTGAATGATGACTCTGATGCATATGTTGATGTGTTTGTCGGCAATTCTCCAAAATATTCCTATGTTCGTGCATATGAAGATACTGTGCTGGAGATTGTTGAGAAGAAACAGATTTCACCATATGCATCATCTGGTCTATATGGATTCTCTACACCAAATCTGTACTTGAATTATTATGACCAATGTGTACAAGCAAAAGAAGAATTGTATGTGTCAGATGTAATTCAAAAAATGATTGAGTCTGAAAAAAGAGTATTCATGAATGGTCTTGGTGGCCAACAAGATACAATCGTTTTAGGTAGCCCACAAGAATATGGTATTGAGATAGCACGACAAACTTTAGGTGCAAGATGACAATTACAATTCCTTTGAAGGGTGGTTCTCTAAGCAAAACTTATAGACTGCCACAATATAATATGGTTGGTAAAGATGTGAAAAGCAACAAAGAGCGTGAATACGGATTCATGCGTTGGTATTCACAGACAAAGAAGATGCAGAGGTTGTCTGCATTACATCCAGACCTGTTTCCTAAAATACTTGACGTTCATGCAGATGGTGATACAGCAAGTCTCAAAATGGAATGGCTTGATGGCTATCAAGATGTTAAAACAATTCTCTCAACAAAAGAATTGACTGAAGAACAAATCTTTAAAATCAGCAAAGCAATCTGGAATGCTTTTGATAGAATTCATTCTAGAACATATGATGCCATACCTGGTGCTGGTAATTTATATTATATTGAAGAGGTATGTAAAAAGTTTGATGATGCTGTAACTTGCAGTGATGACTTCAAAGAGTTTGCATATCAGCCAACATTTGAGTATAACAGACAAATCGTACATACATGGACAAACTATCTGTATGACTTAGGTAATTTCTTTTCAGATTTGAAATTACCATATGAACAGGACATTTTAGGTAATCCAACATTAGAAAACATCATGTATTCTTTTGAGGAAGATAAAGTTAAGTTTATTGATCTGTATGAAGAAAGTATGATTGATACTAGATTCCTTGATTACTCAATGGTATTGCAGTGTTCACGCAGTCATTATGGAATCATAAACGATAATAACGTATACATTGATAATAATAATTACTTGTACACTGAAGTACATGATACAAAAAATTTTGAAATATTTAATAAACACTTTTCAGCAGAGTTGCCTGAAGAGCACCGGAAACTAATTGACATCTTTGAAGCAACACAGTTTATGCGTATGCTTCCTTTCAAGATCAAAGCTGGTGATATAGATAAAGCTAAGTATTTCTATGTTCATGCGTGTTATTTGTTAGGTAAGGTACTATGAGTCAAGATTTTATGATGGACTATGACAAGTTCAAACGAACTTGGTCAGTCAAAACAGAATTACCAGTTGAGTTCAAACTGACATATTCTGCCGACATATTCAATCCAGAAAATAAAGATATATTAAATCTGTCAACGAGCAATCGAAGAATCATTGTAATAGATTCAGAAGTCTGGGATATATACAAGGATAAAATTGGCACATACTTCAGTGCTACAAAACTTGTACAACGAATTCTAGTCGTAGACTGTAAAGAAGAAAACAAAACTTGGAAAAACCTAGATCGTATATTGGAGTTCTATGAGCAAAATGGAATATTACGTAGGGAAGAGGTTATTGCGATTGGTGGTGGTGTCCTGCTGGACATTGTTGGTTTTGCTTGTAGCATTTATCGCCGTGGAATTCCATACATCAAGATCCCTACCACACTTCTTGCAATTGTTGATGCTTCTGTAGGATCAAAAGTTGCAGTAAATCATATGGGTCGACGTAATCGTATCGGCACATATTATCCACCAATTATTACATTCATTGATAAAAAGTTTATCAAAACACAGAGTGAGCGTGAGATTGTAAATGGTATTGCAGAAATCTTCAAACTAGCTGTTATCAAATCACCAGAACTTTTTGAACTTCTGGAAGAAAATGCTGAGATATTGATTGATGAAAAGTTTCAGTACGGTGCAGTGCCAGTTCGTGTAATCAATCTGGCTATCTCTGATATGATTGAAGAACTTGGTCCTAATCTGTGGGAAAAACGACTTGATCGTTGCGTAGATTTTGGTCACACATTCAGTCCTGTGATTGAAATGGCTAACATACCAAATCTTTTGCATGGTGAAGCTGTTGCATTAGATTGTTTGTTTAGTTCATGTATAGCATTTACACGACATTATATTGATATTGCGACACTAAAACGCATCTTTAATGTCGCAAAACGTTTGAAACTAAAAACATTTCATCCAGACTTCACAAATATAAACATGTTAAAAGAAAGTCTGACTGATGCTACAAAACACCGTAACGGAAATCAGTTTGCACCATTACCTATCTCAATCGGTAATTACAAGATCGTGAATGATATTACTGATGAAGAAATAAAATTAGCATGTGACATGTTTGAGGAGATATAATGCGTAAGGTTGCTGTTGTTACTGGTTGCAGTTATGGTCTTGGTTTACAGATAGCAGACACATTGATTGATGAAGGCTATTTTGTTTATGGTCTGTCACGCTCACAGCCACCACAAAAACTATTCTCATATCCAGATACATTCCGTTGGATTGAGTGTGACATTACAAAAGCTGACGAAGTAAAAAATACATTCGATAAAATGGGAGTCTTTATTGATGTGTTAGTAAACAATGCTGGTGTATATGAAGAGGGTAAGTTTTCCTCTTTAACTGTACAAGAAATTGATAAAATGATTGATGTGAATGTAAAGGGCACAATGTATGTCACAAAAATGGCACAGAAATATCTAACAAGAGGCTCAAATGTTTTCTTTATCAATTCTGTTGCTGGATTATATGAAATTACAAATGAATCGGTATATGCGGCATCTAAACACGCTATAACAGCATTTGCTGGAATTGTTGGTGAAGAACTTCAAAATGATGATATAAGAGTTACTAGCATTCATCCGGGTGGTATAAACACACCAATGCAAAAAGGAAATCCAGTTAGAAATCTATTATTAGATCCAAAAGAAATTTCAGATTTGATAGTTCATGTATTAAAATCTAAAGCGACATATAAAACAATTAAATTATTTCCGGAGTTTGAATGGCATCAATAATCCCAGAGTTACAGTTCTTTATTGTAACATCTGCACTGAATCCAAACATGGGTATAATCAATCGTCAAGATAGATTACAACAAACGATTGATGGTCTAAAGTCTTTACGTGAGAAATGTCCCGATGCAATTGTAATGTTAGCTGAAGGTTCACCAGATAAAGTTGAGAAAGAGAAGATACAACAACTTCAGGGTTTGGTAAATTTTGTAGCAGACTTTTCTGGTGATAGAGACATTGCTCAGTTTGCAGCAAACGGCCGTAAGAGTGAAGCAGAAAATGTGCTGATGTTGAAATGTCTGATGCTCATGAAACGTGAACCGGGTTTGATGCATCTGATGCATGGAGTCAGTAGAATATACAAATTATCTGCACGAACAATAATCAACGAAGGATTTGACTATAAAGATCACACACATTTTGGTAAGTATGTATTCAAGAAACGTATGCCAACATGGCTTCAAGGTGAACGTGCTGAGGTGTTCACTGATTTGTTGATTACTCGTTTATTCTCTTTCTGTCCAAGTCTTATAGATGACTATTCTGTGGTCTGCCATAGAAATATTGGTGTAGTTACTGACACTGGAATCGACACAGAACACGCTCATTTCTTCAATATTGATCCAGATAAATTGATCGAACTTGACACAATTTACTGTCAAGGCATCATGGCTGGCACAGGTCTCACGGAAGTTTACTAAATACTAAATATCATAAACATCTGCTGTAGAGGCGGGGGAACATGAAATTTAGTCATTTTTTACGTGAACAGAAGGAAAAACATGCCGTGCTGGCATTTGGGCGTATGAACCCAATCACTTCTGGTCATGAAAAACTAGTCAATAAAGTCAAAGATATTGCTGCCAAAGTTGGTGGCTCTCATCACATCGTCCTGTCACATTCACAGGATTCAAAGAAAAATCCCCTAACAGCAGAGCAAAAAGTCAAACATGCCAAGAACGCATTTCCTGGCACAAACTTCACAGCAGCATCAAAAGAAAAACCAACGTTCTTTCACCATGCTGAAGAACTTCACAAAAAAGGTGTAACACATCTACACATGGTTGGTGGTTCTGACCGTGTAAAAGAATATCACGATTTGTTACACAAGTATAACGGTACACATGAAGGTGCTCGTTTCAATTTCAAATCAATCAAAGTACATTCAGCTGGTGAACGTGATCCAGATGCTGAAGGTGTATCTGG